GGGGGCCCAAACTTGGAGAGGGCGTAGTAGCGGGGAACGAGCAAAGCCGCAGGCTTTGGGACCTTGGAATCCAAGTCCTGTCGGACTTGTCTGAAAACTTTGAAGGACGGGGCGGGAATCCCGACAGACTCATTGGTCAAAGGGCGTACTGTAAGTTCTGAGACCACTTCCTTTTTATCGAGTAATGATATAACAAAACCTGAACGTGTTAAAGTTCCCATACTAGATTAGCTTGTGGTATTTTTAAGGCGTCTTGACAGACTAATTTTTTCTCGAGTTTCTTTGGTTACTATATGCCCCTTTTTAGCAAAACTCATTTTAACACGAGTCTCCTCGGAAATTTCACGACCTTTTAGAGATTCTCTCAGTTTCTGTTTCGTCTCATCTGACATTTTTGGTCTATTCTTTGCGGCTTCACTAAGTTTAGCACGAGTTTCATCCGTAAATATCCTTTTCTTTCGAGCTTCTTTAAGTTTCTGTTTTGTTTCTTCACTGACGACACGGCCAGTGTTAGCTATCCTTATTTTATCTCTAGTCTCTTCAGAGACCACTTTACCCTTGTTTATAACACTCAACTTTCGTCTAGTTTCGTTTGATACACATCTATTTTTAGCCGCCTCACTTATCTTCATTCGTGTTTCTAGAGAAAGTTCCTTACCAATCCTGTTATTTCTGAGGGCACTCCGTGTAATATCATGAACGGTTTTACCTCTCCTTCCACCCTTTTCCAAATTGTATCCATTAGGAGATAACGTATTTCTCAAGTTAATTTCTTCAATCTCTTTTTTGTCCAAGTCGTCATTGGGCACCTGTAGTAAAGTCTCGAATTTAAAGCTATCTATTCCATACTTTTCAAATGCTAATTTTAAAAGTCCATGTGGTCTATTCCTGTGACATCTCCATCTCGTGTTAACGTTTTCTCTCCTCGTCTGACCTATGTAACACTTGTTGTTCAACAAATTTTTGATAATGTATATCCAGCCCATTCACCTGATTTATTGTAAGCTGACATTTTATCTTCAATAATCTGTCTTGATACTACTTAAGACCCAATGTTCTAAGCCGTCCCATACCTTCTTTTCCAGTGTGATTTCAATTTCGTCACCCTTTTGAAGTTCCTGAACAGTCCTGAGACCGTCCACACGACACATGACCCGACCGTACCGGAAGGGGACTTTGATACGAGTCACCTCCCCGTCAATTTCTAATTCAAAATATTTGCGTCCGTCCCAATCGTAGTATGGGGTGTAGACCGTCGCTTTCATTTAACTGGGTGAACTTTTTATATCCAGCTTGTTACGGCGTGCAACGCACTTGACGCCGTACTCGACGCTGAATGGAGTACACTGGTTCCTGCCGACACGGCGGCGCTTCCAGCGCTTGAAAGAACTGAACTAGCTGCTCCGGTAACACTTCCCACTTGACTTCCGAGGTGGGGATCTCCAAAAAGACCTCCGGCCTGATTGAGACCGGACGTGACGACTTGTTGGGCTTGACCTGCAAGTATACTCGACCCTTGACAAATTGTGTTTCCAAGAACCTGCGAACACGCGAGCTGACTCGTGGCCTGATAACAACACGGGAGGGGGCCGCTTCCGAGGTTCCCCATCATAGCGGTCGGTCGGTTTGCATCAAACGCGTATCCGTATGCATCACAGAAATCTTTCGTGTTTACACACTCGCCCGTGTCGGGGAGATACTGATTTCCCCCAGTTTTCCCATTGAGAGTGTTTTTCTTCTTGGTTGAATCACACACCTGCCGGAGAGTATAGTCGGCGCGAACACATGCGCCTCCAGAGATGTTTGCTCGCCATTCCGCATAGTCTTGATCCTTTGCGGCCGTGCCGGAGGGCAAAGGCCACGTGTACGATGCGTAACACGCATCACGTGTAGGGTAACTACAAAAGCCATTCACGGACTTTCCGTTTGATTGTGTACACAACTGGTTCAAGGCATTGTCATGAAGTGTTCTTTGTTGATCTGGGGTCAAAGAACTAATAATAGATGCGTCAAAAATAGGAGTCGTCATGGTCCCTCCATTTGCTTGAGCAGAGTTGTACAAACTTGTGATAATAGCCTGAATAGCTGGATCTGGATTGGAATTTGATCCCAAAATATTAAACTCTATGGTGGCCAAAGCCGTATCGAGATCGTCTTGTGAGTACTTGTCCATGGGTCCAACAATCATGGGGAGCGCGATTGGAGGAGTTTGGGAAGCCGCGAACGTTTTGAGAGCATCATCGTTTTTCTTCTTTTCGGCTAAAAAGTCGCTCGTCTTTTGTGAATTTATATCCTGAAGACCTCCAAGGTTCGCCATGTCCACTGCCATGCCACCGACGCTCACAGCCATAAAGGCGGCGTCGATGGGGCCAAACTCGGCGCCCGCCGCACCCTTCGCCCCCAATTTAGCAAAGTTTTCAGATGCATCAACAGCTGCCCTTGATACACCCTTTTCAGCAGCTGCTGAATTTTTTATGGTATCGGCCGTCCATCCTCTCTGAGCCGACTCTTTCGGCCACCACCCACCAAGCCCCTTGAGTTCGCTCGGTGTCAATCTCGTGAAGAGTTTTCTAATCTGAGATTTTCCGACGCGAGTCTCCGTCCTTTCCAGCCTCGTTGCTTTGATGGAGTTGTTGAATCCCGGATGACTTTTGAGACGGGACCCAAACGTTTTCCACTTGTCTGGAGCCACGGCCTTTATGGCTTTGAGAACAGCTTCACTGAGACCAAACTGTAATGCTAGTGCGGGTATGCTTTTTATGAGAGAATTCAAGAATGATTCAGATGGATCGGCGGGTGGGGTGGGTGGAAGACTCGAATTTGGCTGGGGTGGTCCGCCGCTCGGACTTGGTGAGGATCCCGCCGACTCGGAGGCGTCCTTCTTTTTCTTCCAAAAATAGAAGAATGCGCCGAGAGCAGCGGCGACGCAACAACAAACAATGATGAGGAGAAGTATACCTGTACCGCCGTCATCATTGTTGTTGTTTGAATTTTGTAGAGCCTGTAAAACCGCAAGGGAAGTGAGACTCATTCTATTTTTTAAACAGAAAAAAACCACCGACGCCGAGTAACAATAAACAACAAATGATACCAATAATTATCTGAGTCGTCTTGTCACAAAGAAAAGGCACGATATCACAAAACAGTTTACCACCTGCACCTGCGGCAGCGCCGCCGGCCTGAGCAATGGCGTCCGCACCTGTAGCCACGATGCCAACCGCCGACCCAACAACTTGGTTTTCAAAACTCGAGTGCACCGTCATTGTACCAAAAGGTGCGACACCGGTACTTGTCACGCCCACGTTCACGACTATGGTGGAGTTGTCTACAACCTTTGTTATACGCTGACGAGTCGGGCCATCGAGGGAAGGCGTCGTTCCCGTGTGTGTGAATGTCAACTGATCGTTTACACACGGACCGAAAAGATTGTTCGGTGGCGTGTATGAAATCTGTATGTGACTTCCGTCCACTTTTGTTATGTTTGTGATGGTCGCATCAACGCCGTCCGTCGAGTCGAGACGAGCACCCGCGTATGCACCTATGGCTGTGAGGGCGACGCCCGCAAGAGCCTTCTTTGGATTGTTCTTTACAGTTTGAAGAATATTATTCAGTTTCGTGTTGCGAGCCGCCGCCTTGTTGAGAGCACTCATGTCACGTTCCGCATTATCCGCCGTTTTTGTTGCGTTTAAAGTTTTTGCAGAGTTTATATCGCCTTTCGCGCCGTTCAAATCAGACAGAACGTTCTTCACACCACCCGGTGTTTTCAACTCATTGACGAAAGACTCTGCTGAATTTGACGGCATGGAAGGATGAGGCACTTCTTGTGAAAACTCCGAGACCAAATTAGCACCTTGTTCTGCCTCCGCTTTTGCAACAGTCACGCCTTCTCGTGTCGCCATTCCCGCGAGTGCAGGTCCGTCCTCTTCCCCTGCTCGAATAAGTGCGGCCATTCTTATTTTTACTTAAGAAATAAATGCGTTTTGATTTTACATGAAGGTTGTCTTCTGTATGCCCGGTCGCCAGTACTCGCGCGAGTTTCTCTTGGCGTGGTCGGACCTTCTGATGCAGGCGTCGAGTCGCGGTCACCAGATTATGATTTCTCAGCAGTACTCGTCCGTGGTTCATTTCGCGCGCGCCAAGTGCCTCGGCGGTGATGTCCTGAAGGGTCCCGACCAGAAGCCGTTCCAAGGGGGTGTAGACTATGACACGATGATGTGGATCGACTCTGACATTGTGTTCAAGCCCGAGGACTTTTTTGCTTTGCTGGAGAGTCCCCACGACGTGACGGCTGGAATGTACATGATGGAGGATCTTCAGCACTTGGCGACCGTCAAGGAGTGGAATGAGGACTTTTTCACCAAGAACGGAACGTTCAAGTTTATGCGTCCCGAGGACGTGGTTGGAGCACCACAGTACGTGCCTGTCGCATACACGGGTATGGGTTGGATGATGATTCGCAGGGGTGTTGTCGAGAACCTCAAGTACCCGTGGTTCTATTCGGACCTTCAGCGAATCAACTCTGTTGATTCGCCGAGCCCTCTGGTCGATATGAACTCCGAGGACGTATCGTTCTGTCGTGCCTTACAGGCGGCGGGTCACGCCATCCACGTGGATACCAAGATTCGCGTGGGTCACCAGAAGCTCATGCTAATTTAAACTCTTTTTTTAGCTCATCAATTGAATTGTAGTACCGCGCAAGGTCCTTTTTGAACCGCGCATCCTGCTTGGCGTTGGTCTTGACCAACCAAGCAAGATTCGCTTTGCTGTACTTTGTTCGCGTCTGGTTGTCTGTAGGCTTGCGGGGGGCGACCTTTTTCGCTTTGACAGGCTTTTCGGGTGTAGCTTCGGGTCTCTTGTTTATGAATGAGAGCGATTGCATAACGGAATCAGCCAGATCGTCCTTTTTTGAATGTTTGTCGAAAAACTTGACGAGATCCTGGTTCGGTCCCGGACCTGCGATAAATTCACGGGCGCGTTCGATCGACGCCTTCTTGCGTTTTGCATACATGGCTTTGCCTGCGCCCGCATGGTCCGGAATCTTGTGACGCGCGTCCCAAATCACAACGTCCTTCTCTTTGACGAGGAAATATGTGTGTAGTAGATTCTCAATACCTTTCATGCTTCGGTTGCGATCGGGCTGTTTCTCAATCAGAACCGTCGTTGCATCGAGGACCCAAGGCTTCCCATTCAGGTGTTTGACCATGCACAGGAATATACCGTCTGCGTGTTTCGGGGGAACACCGGACACGTCCCATTGATGAATCTTTTTCGTCAAAGGATCAATCAAACACATTGCAAGATTCTTAATTCCACAATCAATTGACAGAATCATCTATTATTAAAGATTTTTACTTTTTTAAGTTTAATGAGCCAAAGTCCTCCGGTGGCACCTGCGGGGCAAAAAGGGTCTGAAGACCCTTTCCTAGTGTGCTGGTGGTGTGTCCATGCACTTCCCATAGATCCCCCAATTCACCTTCCAGTCAAATATGATTCAAAATTGGACAGATTTTCGTGTATAGGAAACTTTTGTTCGTGGCAGTGCGCCAAGGCATATGCCATAGATATGGGAACTTCACGGTCGGGTGAGATACAATCCTTTTTAGCCATGATGCGGCGGCGGTCTATAGGCCGTTATGAGTCACTGTGGCCGGCACCCAAACGCCAAGCCCTCAAGTGTTTCGGTGGGACCATGACCATCGAGGAGTTTCGGGGGTATGGAGGTCTCGTCGAACCTCCACGGATCCATTATCCTTTTGAAAAGTTGTATTTCGCAACAACGGCGGGAGGAAACGGGCCAACGAGTACAAAAACTGGGATATCATCAAATCAGGTTCAAAATTCAGGAAAGCTCATGGCTATTGAGAATTCCTCAATGGAAACTGACACGCTCCGTCTGAAACGGAACAAACCTTTGAGTCGAGCAACGTCCAAGCTCGAAAATGCACTTGGGCTCAAGCGGAAGGAGAAGTGAGTGTAGGAGAAGGAGCGGGGGTCATCATCACAGACTTGGCGACAGATGCTGGAGAAGGGGCGGGACTCATCATCACCGGCTCTGCGGATGAAGCTGGAGAGGCGTCCATAACACTCGGCTTGGGTTTGGGCGAGGCGAGACCAACGCCAATCAATGCCAAATTCGAATCATCCAGTTCAAGAGGCCAAGGATTCAGTGTGAAATAAGAAACCTTGGGCTGTTGTACTGGAAAGTACCCGAGTATAATCCAAGCAAGCACGAATCCAATAAGAACACTGAAGATGGACTCCATTTAATTTACACTAAGAATTTTTCCACGTTTGACTTTGCCTATGAGTCGGCCGAGACGGGGGAACGTCTGGGTCTGTGCTCCGGACCCACCTCGGTCCTATATGAGCCCTCCATTGTATGGACATTCGGTCGAGAACCTTGCGACACACGACGCACGGAAGTGATGTGCCCATATCCCCATTTCTAAGATGGCGTAAAACTATGAGGTCCCCATACTTTCTGTGAATCCATCGGGCCAGACATGAGGAGTGAACCCCTTGACGTCCAGACTCGAACATTAATTCGCGAATTAAATTGCGTTCGGCGCATCTTTGACATGTGTTGAACGTCAAGTCCCGTCGGTGCGCTGTACACGCCACCTTTGGATGCATGTGAAGAATACGATCATCTCTTTTATCTAAAGACCGTGTAAAAAACGTGTCCTGTCCGGCTCAAGGGTCCAAGCTTAAACACAGCATCTATATCACAAGTACTGCGTACTTGGTCTCCATGAACCACCCTCTGCGCGAGTATACGCGTCAGGTGTTTGCGTCCCTGATCGCCCCCGGCCCGATATCGCGAAACGCTGAGATTAGCACGCTCAATTGGGCGGTTCAAAACGCTCGGCAGACAAATCAAGATGCGTCATGGGAAAACCCGAGGTTTCGCAAGATGTACAAGACCAAGGTTCATTTGTTGACGACGGAGCTTCGGCGACCGAACCACGCCATCTCCTTGACCACAGAGGTCGAGGGTGACCACGTCCGCGTCAAGCTCAACCTCGTGAATCAGCTCGCGTACAGGCTCCAAAAGAAGGAGCTCGACGTCAAGAACTTGGCCAAGTACCCCGCCGAGGTTCTGTGGCCTGAGGGGCCTTGGGCTCAGACGATGATGGCCCTGAAGAAAAAGGAGAATATGAGGGAACAGGCCAAGGCGCAAATGGATGAAGACTACGTGGGACAGTTCAAGTGCGGCAAGTGCAAGTCAGTCAAGACCACGTACTACCAGTTGCAAACTCGCTCCGCAGACGAGCCTATGGTGCGTTTCTTAGTGCTTTTGTTCACGCTTTACACAGCGACTAACTCATTTTACAGACAACTTACGTCACCTGCATGAGCTGTGGTTCCAAGTGGAAGTGCTAAGGCGAAGTCCCAAACTTTTTCTCGTGTAATAGTACCAAACTACTATGGCTCGTGGTCGTCCCGCCGTCCCCAAGGCTCCCACCAAGTTTATGAACAAGAAGCACCGCGTCATTATGATGACTGCGGAGGGCAAGTACGTCGTCAAGACGGACAAGGGCATGGCCTACAACCCCAAGGCTGCCTATGTCAAGAGCCCAGGCGGCACCGTGCGCACCCTGACCAACTCCGGTGCTCGCGTGCCAACGGCCATCCGCCCCAAGGCGACCCGCAAGGTTCGCGTCAACCGGGGCAAGGCTCGCGGTGTTCGCGCTGGCGTGCACGCCGGCAACCTGGCTCGTCTGTATGCCAGCCCCAAGGCGAGCACCAGCCCTATGGGCCTGGCCGGCATGAAGATCATGATGCGCCGCGGCCGCCCGGCCCGGGCCAAGATGGTCCTGGCCCGCGTGTCTCCAGGAAGCCCCATGGGCCTGGCTGGCATGAAGATCATGCACAAGCGCGGCCGCCACGCCAAGATGCCCGCTGGCTATGGCGCGCGCATCGACGCCATGCTCCGGTCCATGACCCCCAAGTAAAGCGCGTAAAATATAGATAAAAAGATTTAAGGTAGACATCAGCAGATGACTTCGCGTGACGGAAGTCTCGTTCGCGTTTGGACAGATGTTGGTTCCCGCAAGCCCGTTCCTCTCCTTGCCAAGATTGTCGAGGAGAATGGTGTCATTTTCACCATCAGATACTTGTCCGAATCTGATGATAAAATTTGGAGATACGAAGAAGATACGTATGAGGTTGACGACGAGTCCATCGCCGAGTACCTTAAGACGAGTGACGAGTGTGATGTCGGATTTGCACCACTTGAAGATGGGTTCATCAAGGTGGAGTCTGATGATGACTATGTACCATCAGATGAAGAGTCCGACGATGACGAGGATGAGGAGTCCGACATTTTCAGCTCCGAGGAGGACGAGGAGGATGACGAAGAGGTGTTTCAGGCCGAGGAGGATGAAGAGTCAGAAGAAGATGTTGAAGAATAGTACATGAAAACACAGAACGCCGTTTTGTATGCCCTGATTCTCTTGATCCTTTGGCTCGCGTTCGTGCGTCGAGCCGACGGGTTTTGTGGCGCGTGCGGAGGGGCAGCTTAAAAAGATTAGATACGTAATAGAAAATGTCAACGACGTCTCGATTCATCAAGGAGTTCCGGCCAGATTCGGAAGAGCACGTGAAATGGCTCTCACGCATGGTTGATATCGCAGAGACTATGAATGCAGACAAGCCCGGTGATATTATCACAGAGACGAACAAAAATCCCATGAAAATTAAACTCGAGGCGCGCGACGCGCTCGATTGGCCTCATATTCACTTTTGTCTCTTTGCCGTTTACGCCAAGGCTGTCCTCAGGGGTCGTGGGTGGATTCCGGTCGCTCGTACATCTCCTTGAGGCTTTCAACATAAAATTCTACAGTGGCCTCAAACGACATTATTTTTCCATCAAAATTGAACCCCGTCTTTGTCGTTTGAAGGTCATCCACTGATACCATACTCAGAAAGTTCTTTGTACACATAACCTGTATGTCTGCAAAGTCCCATTTGCGTAAAAACAGAAACTCGAGATCCCCCTCATGGGGTGCCGGTAAAATGAGTCGGCCCGTCGTGTCTGGCCACTCCTTTTGCTTGATGTAATGTGATTCAATCATCTTTCCAACAATAAGTGCATGTTCAACGTTCCTAAAACCGACAATGGCTGTTGGTGCTTCATCATTCATTTTTACAGTAAATGCGTGATTTGGGTGCGTATGGATCGTCCAGCGAAACTTCCCTCCCCGACGGGTTTGGAAAGTGCGACCTGTAGGCCGTTTTGGAGGAGCAACGATTGTCGCCATACTCTAGTAAGGACCAAGAGTCTTTATAAAAAAACCAAACATATATAAATGGCGAAACTTATAGCGCCAAGTCTCGCTTTTATCATAGTTTCAAGTCCGGAAACTTTCAGGGCGACTCACAAGGTTCTCGGTTCGTGGGCCTCATCGTCCGAGGGTATAGCAACACCAGCGGGTATTCTTGTTCACATGGTTGTGTTTCTGGGTCTAACGTATCTTTTCAGAATGGTTCTTACGATGATAGCCCCACAAGTTTCATTTAAATGCGGCGGCAACGGGTGTCATTATGCTCCAACCGCACCTGAAAAATGCACGTGTCCGTCTGGATTTTATTATATATCAACCTTTAATCCGGGTCAGAGGTGTGTACAGAAATGAGACACTTGTACCATTTTTAAAAAAAGTAACATATATAAATGGCGAAACTTATAGCGCCAAGTCTCGCTTTTATTATTGCTTCAAATCCAGAAACTTTCAGGGTGTCTCACAAGGTGCTCGGTTCGTGGGTCTCATCAGCCGAGGGGATAGCAACACCCGCGGGCGTTCTGGTTCACACGCTCGTATTGATCGCCTTAACAGTCCTTTTCAGATTTCTTCTCACGATGATAGCCCCACAAATTTCATTTAAAGGAGGCCACCAAGCAGCAACTACGAGTGAAAGATGTACATGCCCAGACGGGTTTTATTACTCTACAAATATGAATCCTGGGGGGCGGTGTATACAGAGCGGGAAGAGCCTTGTTTAAAAAAACGTGTCTTGACCACCCCAAGACGCGTCTAAACTTCTCTTGACCAATCACAAGAGACCAAAGACGAAATGGCCGAGTGCTCAGTGTGCTTTTCCGAATCTGGTCCCTTCCAGAAGTTGTGTTGCGGACACACTTTCTGTAAAGGATGTATTAAGCAATGGTACGCCAAGGGGGCGGCGGGGTGTACGTGTCCCATGTGTCGCCGGCCCATGTATTGGCGTGGATTCCATA